TGTTAATTATGCTCAAAACATCTATACGGACAATACTCAGCTAAAAGAAAAGTTAAAGAATTCAGATTCTTCTCTTTTCAAAGAGTACGACAGTAGAGTACAATCGGATATTGAAAGAGCAAAACTTGATCTAAGGGACGCTCAAGAAAAAGGAGATGCCGATGAAATTGCTAGTGCAACAGAATTACTTTCAAGGAGTGCAGCAGAAGCTGAAAACCTTAGAAGACTATCTGCACAGCAAAAAGCAAGACAAACTTCTAATGAGGAAGAAGTTGCCGTTCCCGCTCCTAACTTTAACCAACAGTCGCAACAAGCACAACCTGACCCTAAGGCAGAAGCTTGGGCAAATAAAAATGAATGGTTTGGAGATGATCAAGCGATGACTTACGCAGCATTTGGTATTCATAGACAATTAGTAGAGGAAGGTGTCGACCCACACTCTGATAATTACTATAATCAAGTTGATCAAAAAATTAGAGAATATTTTCCTCAAAAGTTTTCTGAAGAGCAATCCGCCCCCGCGCAACAGGTTGCAGCTTCTAGCAGAGGTGCTACAGGCAAGAAAAATACCGCGCGCAAAATAAAACTCACACCAAGTCAGGTAGCGATAGCTAAAAGACTGAATGTGCCACTAGAAGAATATGCAAAACATATTGAGCAAGGAGTATAAAAATGACAGATAACGATAATACAAGAAACTCCAGGTCTGCAGAGACTCGAGAAACTCAAACTCGCAGAAAGCCTTGGCAACCCCCGTCTATGTTAGACGCCCCAGAAGCCCCTCCTGGATACCAACATCGTTGGATCCGTGAGTCTGTAAGAGGTCAAGATGATAAATCTAATATGTCAAAACGTATTAGAGAGGGATATGAACCTGTGAGAGCAGAAGATTATCCTGATTTCGAAGCCCCTACTATAGACGACGGAAGCAGGTCGGGAGTCATTGGAGTTGGAGGTTTAATCCTCGCTAAAGTTCCAGTTGAAACCGCACAAGAGCGCGACGCTTATTTTAAAACACAAACAAGCGACCAACTCAACGGTGTAGACCATAACTATATGCGAGAAAGCGATCCTAAGATGCCTATAAAAGATAGCGATATCCAAAGGTCATCTAAGGTTCAATTTGGAAGTCGACAAAATGAGTCGACTGATTAATAATAATTTTATATAGAGGTATATATTATGGCAAATACTGATGCCCCAAATGGGTTTACGCCAGCATACCACATGTATGGAGGTGTTATTCGTCCGTCTCGTATGAGAATTGCTAGTGCAACTAATGCATCAATCTTTTCAGGTGATGTTGTTTCTTTATCTAGTGGTTACGTAATTCAAGGCACGGCGACAAGCACTCCTATAGGTGTTTTTTATGGTGTATTTTTTACAGCAACTGACGGCACTCCAACTTTTTCTAAAGTTTGGACTGCTGACACGGCTACACAAGGCGGCGCGGATGCCGAGGCTTTAGTTTATAGCGATCCTGGTATCGTTTATGAAGCTCAATTTACTGCAGGAACCCCTGCTGTAAGTTTTATCGGCAGCAAATACACGCTTTCAACTACTGCAGGCTCTACGCTTAACGGTAGATCGAAAGAAGGTGTTACTGCAACAACTTCGTCTGGTATAGCTTTATGCGTAGGTTTTAACTTAGCTCCGTCGAATTCGATTGGCGCTAATGCTAGAGCTTACTTCACATTCCCGACGAATACGTTCGCGGTTTAATTTAGGAGTATAAATAATGGCAATTAACAGAGCACAATTAGTTAAAGAATTAACTCCTGGACTGCACGCACTTTTCGGTTTAGAGTATGATCGTTATGAAAACGAACATGAGGATATCTTCGACACAGAAACTTCTGAAAGAGCTTTTGAAGAAGAAGTGATGCTAACTGGTTTCGGTGAAGCGTCTGTAAAAGGTGAAGGTGCTGGAGTCGTTTACGACACAGCTCAAGAAGCTTGGACAGCACGTTATTCGCATGAGACTATTGCATTAGCTTTTGCTTTAACAGAAGAAGCTATTGAAGATAATCTTTATGATACTCTTGCCTCAAGGTACACAAGAGCGTTAGCTCGTTCGATGCAAACAACTAAACAAGTGAAAGCAGCGAATGTTCTTAATAACGCCTTCAACTCCAGCTTTGTTGGTGGTGATGGTAAAGAACTTTGCGCAACTGATCACCCTACGGTTGGAAACATCGACCAGAAAAATGAGCTAACAACTGCAGCAGATCTTAATGAAACTTCCCTTGAACAAGCTTTGATTGATATCGCAGCTTTTCAAGATGAAAGAGGATTAAAGATAAATGCACAAGCAACGAAATTAATAATTCCACCTGCTTTGCAATTTACTGCTGACAGACTCATGGAAAGTCCTGGAAGAGTTAACACCTCTGATAACGATATCAATGCTATAAGAAATATGGGCATGGTTTCAGGAGGATACGCAGTTAATCATTATCTAACAGATACTGATGCGTTCTTCTTAAAAACTGATGTACCTAACGGTCTTAAGCATTTCGTTAGAACACCTGTATCTACCAGTATGGAAGGCGACTTCGAAACTGGAAACGTTAGATATAAGGCTAGAGAGCGTTACAGCTTTGGATTTAGTGATTGGAGAGGAATTTTCGGATCTCCAGGAGCGTAATCTTTACAGTTCTTATTGGAAAAGGGGTCTTCGGATCCCTTTTCTTTTTTGATTCGATGATATAGAATGGATTCGAACTAGGGTAATTATAATTAATCTATCGACTGACCTAGCAGACTCGCCAAGACGATAGAGTATTAAGGAGACTTAATTATGGCAAAATCGACATTTTCAGGACCAGTTAAATCATTAGCTGGTTTTATTTCAGCAGGTAATGCAACAGTAGTTAGCTTAACAGCGGACACTACACTTACTGTAGCAGCGCACGCAGGTAAAGTTATTACTTGTAACGATGCAGACGGTAAATTTACTTTACCAAGTATTGTAGCGACAGCTCCAGGAAGAGACGATGATCCTAATCAAACTAATAATTTAGGAGCAAGTTTTTTCTTCGTAGTAGAAACAGCAGCCACAGATATGGACATATTAACTGACGGAACAGATAAATTCGTTGGAGGTCTATACACAGGTGTAACTGATGCGACAGGTAAAACATTTATATCTGGTGCTTCTAATGATGTAATCACTATGAATGGATCAACTAAAGGTGGACTAGCTGGTAGTATCGTAAAAGTAACTGCAATGGCTTCTGCTAAGTATGCAGTTGAAGGTATTATTTTAGGTTCAGGAACTTTAGTAACACCATTTGCTGACGCTTAATAGGAGACTAATATGAGCTCATCAGATGTAAAAGCCTCAGTGCCTTTGACCTCGACTGGTCAATTACAAGGTACTATAGGAAGTGGAGCAGGTACAGCGACTAATTTAGGACCACTAAGAATTCAGTCAGTACAGGCTCAAGCTAGTGCTGCTGACGCCACTATAAAGGTATACGATGGAACAAGTGCTTCTGGAACTAAACTTCTAATGGAATTTAAATTTGGTAGTGCCGCAAACGAATCGTTTGATCATTATCTACCGAATGACGGAGTTTATTTTAAAAGTGGAGCATACGTCGTATTAGCTAATTGCGACTTCTTTGTTGCTTATCATTGTTAAAATATGGCAACCTCAGGAACTCGTACATTTAGTTTAGATGTAGCGACAGCAATAGAAGAGGCATATGAACTTGCGGGTCTAGAAGCCCGCACGTCATATGATGCCGTAACTGCTCGACGCTCGTTAAATATTATGTTTGCAGATTGGGCAAACAGAGGTATTCAGATGTGGGAAGTTGTTAAAGTTGAACAAACTTTAACAAAAGGCGATGAAACGTACACTCTTAATCAATACGATATAGATATTTTAGATGCCTATATTCAAAGAACAGTTGGTTCTACCGTAACTGATTTTGAGTTAAGCAGGATAGATCGTAATGAGTATATAAACATCCCTGTAAAAGCAACAGAAGCTAGACCAACACAGTTTTGGCTAGAACGGTTAATAACCCCCGTTATTCATCTTTATCCAGCACCCGAGAACTCAACGGACAAACTCATTTACTATTCTTGGCAAAGAATTCAAGACGCAACAGCATCGGTTAATGATTTAGATATTCCGAATAGATTTATGCCCTGTTTAGTTTCTGGGTTAGCGTATTATCTTTGTTTAAAAAAGAACACACAAAAACTTCAAGTTATCCAACCGTTGTATGAACAAAATCTTCAAAACGCTATTAGATACGATGAAGATAGATCTTCATTACATTTAGTTCCGTCAAGGAGTGGAAGAATCTAATGGCATACGCCAGTGGTAAATATGCAAAAGCTATTTGTGATAGGTGCGGATTCAGCTACCCGTATTTATCTATGTTAACTGAATGGGACCACACTAGGGTTTGTTCTGAGTGTTACGAACCAAAACACCCTCAGTTAGACCCAGTACACCCTCCAGTTGATGCAGAGGCTTTATGGCAACCGAGACCTGATGTAAGTTTACCGCAAGCACAATTAGGTAGAATTACAACTAGAAATCCTTCAGATTCTGTAATAAGTCAAAAAGGAACAAACATGATGAGATTTAGAGACGATCCTAATATAGGTAGTGTCTTTTCTGGAGAACAAGGAAAAACGGCTTTGGGTGATGTAACAGTGAGTACAGACTAATGGCAGCAGGATTTACATATAGTGAACTAACAACAGCTATCCAAAATTACATGGATAACACTGAAACCACGTTCACGAACACAATACCAACATTTATAAAACAAGCAGAAGAAAAGATTTTAAAATCTGTAGAACTTCCTGTTTTTAGAAAAAACGTCACAGGTACAGCGTCTTCAGGCAATACTTATTTAAGTGCTCCAGATGATTTTTTAGCTCCTTTTAGTTTAGCTGTAATAGACAGTAGTAGTAATTACAATTATTTATTATTAAAACATGTGTCTTGGATTAGAGATTACACTCCTGCGGTAGCGACAACAGGAGAACCTTTGTTTTATGCACTGTTCGATAATAATAGTTTTATTTTAGCCCCCGCTCCAAATAGTAATTATACTTTTGAATTACATTATTTTTATAGACCAACTTCTTTAGTAGATTCAGGTGATAGCGGTTCAACGTGGCTGTCAACAAATGCATCCAATACTTTGCTATATGGTTCTTTAGTTGAGGCGGCTATTTTTATGAAACTTCCACCTGCTGAAATACAAACTTTTGATGTTAAATATCAAGAAGGATTAGCAAGGTTAAAATTACTAGGTGAATCAAAAGACGAAAGAGACGAGGCGAGATACGATAGTTTAAGAGTTCCGCCTCAGTAGCTATGTTAAAAGAACCTATAAGTGAACTAAAAGATGCGAACGTTGCTTTAGTAGCGATGGGGCAAAGTCAATTAGATTATCACTTATCAAGAGCACATAGTTTAGCTTTTGATGAAATATGGGCTGTAAACGCGATGATTGGAGTTTTACCTGAAATAGATAGAGCTTTTATACTAGACCCCATGTCCAGGTTTTTAGATACGGAAGATGCAGGAAGTATGACTCAAATGATGAGGAAATATCTTCCTCAAGCAAAACACCCAATATACACTTGTGAACTTGACGACAGAGTCCCTTATGCAGAAGAATACCCCTTACCTTATTTAATTGAAGATTTAGGTTGTGCGTATTTTAATAATACGGTGGCGTATGCCATAGCTTTTGCGTTATGGAACCAAGTGAACCACTTAACTGTGTTTGGCGTAGATTTTACATATAAAACAAACATGCATTTCGCAGAGTCTGGTAAAGCTTGTTGTGAATTTTGGTTAGCTAAATGTATGGAGAATAAAATAAATATTTCTGTTGCGCCAAGGTCAAACCTGTTAGAAACCAACATGGACACTAAAGAAAAACTTTATGGTTACCATAGGTTAAAAGACCCTATTATTACTTATCAAAAAGAAGGTACAATAAAAACATGTAAATGGTCGGAGGTAGAGCAGACTAACCAACCTGAACCGCAAATGATAGATAGAAATGATCTACCACCAGAACCAGAGGAGTATTAATGTTTTCACTTAATTCTGAAACAGAAGTTGGTAACCTTGGAGTTACCACAACGAATAACAGAGGGCACACTGTAGAAGAAGTTGCAGAAATGGCTACTAAGAGATTAGTTTCTATTAGCGACGAAGCCCCTGCACCCATTAGGGCACAAGCACATGCTTTTAGAGAAGCATGCAAAAAAGTTATTACTTATTATATGCACGAGGCTGTAAAAAACCACGTTTGTACAATATGTAATGAATTAGAAAAACAAGGTCAACATGACCTAGCAAATATTATAAGGAGACTATAATGGCTATAACACAAGCAATGTGCACTAGCTTTAAAAAAGAACTATTAGAAGCAAAACATAACTTTCTTGCCTCAGGTGGTAATAGTTTTAAACTAGCGTTATATACAAGTTCTGCAACCATGACTGCTGCTACCACAGCTTACAGCACAAGCCAAGAAGCATCAGGA